AGGTTCCGGTTCAGGTTCTACAACAGGTTCCGGTTCAGGTTCTACAACAGGTTCCGGTTCAGGTTCTACAACTGGTTCTGGTTCAGGTTCTACAACAGGTCCCGGTTCAGGTTCTACAACTGGTTCTGGTTCAGATTCAAGGACTTCCATATTAACATTTTCTTCAGACATTTTTATATTATATTACATATAAAATTATTTTTAAATTTGATTTATTTAAAAGATAATATTAAAGTTTGTAATATTATAAATATGGGGAACTGTCAGGGAAAAGTTTTTAAATCTAAAATTACACCTTTAAATGAAAGTACAACATTAGAAGGTGTAATAATAAATACTAAAGAACCATCAAATCCAGATGAAGACATCGATGGTAAATATATTTGGCTTTTACAAAGTGTTAATGATAATTATTTACAATTTTCTCAAAATCAAGGATACGTTATTGCTTATGGTCAAAACATACAGCATCATGGAAAAATATGGTTAAGAAAACCTAGAAATGAAATTAAATAAATTTAAAGAAAAAATAAATAATATAATCATATTAACAAAAATGAGTAAAGGTTTTACTAATTTGGGAAATACATGTTATATGAATTCTGCCCTTCAATGTTTATGTCATTTGGAAGAATTATCATATAATAATGAAGCACTTATTACTGATTGTACACGTCGATCCAATGATAATGATTATAATATAATGTCGGAATTAATGAAACTTCAAAAAGAAATGTGGAAAGATAATAATAAAGGTGTTATATCAACGAGAGGGATACTTATGGAATTTATAAAAAGATGCAAAAAAGAGAAAATATATTTTGAATCTTTTAATCAGAATGATTGTCAAGATTTTTTGAATAATTTAATTGATTTTTTACATGGATCAATTAAAAGAAAAGTTAAAATTATAATTAATGGGGAAGCTAAAACTAATTATGATAAACTTAAAGTTAAAAGTATTAATCAATGGAAACTTTTTTTTGAAGATAATTATTCATATATTATAAAAACATTCTATTCTCAATTATTATCAATAACATCCTGTCCTAAATGTGATTATTACACAACAAATCACGAACCAGCAATGACAATTACATTAACATTAGAAAATGAATATAATAGTATTTATGATTGTTTAGATGAATTCATAAAAGAAGATGTACTTGATGTAGAAAATACTTGGAAATGTGATAAATGTGGTGAAAGTGTTTGTCCTCAAAAAAAGATAAATTTTTGGGATTTATCACCTATTATTATCATACTTATAAAACAATTTAGATTAAATAGAAAAATTAATAAACATATTGATTTTCCTGAAAATCTTAATATGAAAAAATATTGTATAAATTCAAAAAAAAATAGTATGGATTATAAATTAAAAGGAATTTGTATTCATAGTGGGAGTCTAAATGGTGGACATTATTATGCGATGTGCTATAATTATAAAACTAAAAAATGGAATATTCATAATGATACAAGTGTTGAAGAAACTAATTTAGGGAATGTTTTATCTCAAACTCCTTATTGTTTTTTCTACTCAAGTATTTAAAATGTTCCAGATCGAATGTATCCCCCAACCATTTCTTCTCTTACTTTAACCCATCTTTTCCCTTTAGAATACTTTTTATTTTCCCATAAATTACCATCTTTTCCTTTCATAGTTACTCCCAATGGAGTACATCTAGCACAATAACCTAAACCTTTTGGACTTGGTTCTTTTCCAGTAAAATGTCCTTTTGTATTTTTATCACAACCATTTACACATTCATATTTACCAGCTTTTCCTTTAACTTTTCTTTTAGATAAGTCTCTTACACGTACTTCTCTATTTGATCTTCTCATAGATTTTCTATTACTTCTTTTTGTGGTTGTTCTTCTTGGTTTTCTAGATGTTCTTCTAGGTTTTCTAGATGTTCTATTTGATGTTCTTCTAGATGTTCTATTTGATGTTCTTCTTGATGTTCTATTTGATGTTCTTCTAGATGTTCTTCTTGCTCCACCACCTTGATTTAATTGGGGTTGTGGTACAGCTCCACAACCTCCTCCTCCACCACCTTGATTTAAATGTGAGTGTGGTACAGCCCCACCACAACCTCCTCCACCACCTTGAACATTTTGAAGGTTAGGATGTAATGTCATTCCACATGTTGATCCCCCACCTCTCATTGTTCTTCTTTCTTGTTTCCTTCTTTCGTTATATACAGCAACTCGTCCAGTCTTTCTACCACTCCTTCTTCCAGTTCTTCTTCCAGTCCTTTTCGTTGAACGTCTAGTTGATCTTTTTTTTGATCTTTTAGTTGATCTTCTGCTTGATCTTTTTTTTCCACCACTAAAAAGAGAGAAGGGCATTGCCCCGGCAATTTGAAGAAAAGATAATACCATTTTATAATATTATAAATATATTTATTTAAAACTCTTCTTCATATATTAATTCATTTGTTTCATTTAATTCATTTTCTTCATATGATATATATGTATTATCTATTAGAAATTCTAATAAATTATTAGGAGTAATACTTTTAAAAATTAATGTTCCTTGAGATTTCATAAAATCTTCCATTTCTAAATATAAATCAATTATATCACTATTATATTTAAGTTCATAATAAAGATTATTTTCTTTTATTTTATTTAATCTTCCCAAATAAATAAATTTAAAAAATTCTACTTTAAAAGTATTATAATCAGTTTCACAAAAAATATCTTCAGTAGTATTCATCCATTTAATAAGTAAATTGTATAAATTATTTATTAAATATTTATTATTTATAGATTTATCACTTTTAATTGGTTTTTCATTTAACCATTTTACAAAAGTCATTATTAATATTAAAAAGATATTAATTAATAAAATTTAAACAAAAATCTACAATAAATTTAATATTTTTTCTTTTAATAATTCATATTCTATTGATGTATCAATATAGATTGTATCATCGGGTAAATTAAGTGTATCTGTTTCAGATTTATGTTTCATATTTTTAATATGGTCTTCATAATTATCATATAGTTTTTTTATTCTTTCTATTCTTACTTCTTCGGGGGTTGTTAAACATATGATTTTCCATTCATTAAGATAATTTAATTCATTTTGAAATCTTAAATCATCAATTATACAATATTCTTTATTTTTTGTTTGATTGATTATATATTTAGCCCAAACATCTTCATCAATTTCTCTCATTTTTGAAGCAATATTTATAAGTAATGATCTGTCTTTATCTTTCATATCAAATAGTTCTCTTGCTAATTCTTTTATTTTACCTCCAAAAGAAAATATTTCATAATTATTGTTTTCATTTTGAATGATATTTGCTATAGTTGTTTTTCCAGAACACATCGGTCCATAAATAGCAAATTTCATTTTAATATTATAATTTATATTAACTAATATAATTTTATATAATTATCATATTTATTTAGAATAATTATGTTTATTCTCCTCGTGGTGAACAAGTTCCTTCGACAAGCTTACAATTTTCTCCACCATTACACCCATTACCTTGATCATTGAGTACACATTGAGCACCGTCACTACCTTCTCCTGAACAACTTGCTCCAGCATTCCAACTACAGAGTTCATTATTATTACAAGTATCTTCTCCATCCAAACTACTACATACTTCAGCGCCCTCAGAAAGATTAGTACATCTTTTACCAACTTTGTAGCAATTACCTACTACTTTATCTGAACTTTCACCACATTGAGAAGTATCTTCTGCATCTCTTTCATAGCATTTACCATATACATTTTCATATGCTTTAATCTTCCAATTTTTAATTTCATCTGAATTTACTCCACCAGCAGGTATTTTATAATCATTATCTCTTGCATATGCTTTTAAAGCTACTTCATCTGATTTACTCTCCGCAAATGCTTTTTCTGCCGTTGTTCCATTTCCAAACCAATCTTCTTTACTCTTAAGTTCTTCTTCTACTTGTAACCAGTAATGTGGGTTTCTTGTTATTCTATTTATTCCATGAATTAAAAATACCGTTGTTAAGATTAACAATACCCATTTAAAGATATCTACAATTCCACTTTTACTTGCCCAAGTAAAATTATCCCATGTAAATCCGCAAACAAATAAAGCTGTTAAACAACCCATAATCATTACAGATATTTGAGACCAATATAGTGATCGCGAATATTGATCTTTTCGAGATCTTGCTTTTTGTTTTAGATAAAGGTATGATATTCCAAAACTATTAATAATCATCAGGACGATACCTATGTATATCGTAAGTTTATTTATATTTATGTTCATACTATCACCGATTCCTCCACCAGATATTTTTGATTCAGAACCTTTAATTCTTAAAAATCCTGAAAAAAATACATATGCCCCTATACATACTACAGAATATGGGAGGAAATCTTCTAAATATGCTTTAATTGACTGTACATTATAACCTTCAACTGTCCTTGTTTGTGTTAGTTTTCTAATAGTAATCATTATCACTGAACATAGGAAAACATAGAAACCACCGAGCATTTTTCCATTCACATTCTTCTTAAAGAAACTATTTTTAAATGGTAATTGATTTTCAAAACTATTCCATGTAACCCCCATTATAAACAATACAATTAACCAAATAACCATTTCTCCTGGACTCGGTAAAAACGTAGAAGTTATTTTGTTTTTATGATGATCGATTTCGGTTGCTTGTTTATAATGACAAAGATCAACATGATCATCTGTATCCTCAATATCTACATTATCATCATTATTTTTTGTTTCTCCTGTTTTATTATTATAAGTTCTGTTATTAAAACCCTTTATTGTATTTTCTTCTCCATTAGAACTATATCCGGCCCCTACCCATGTACCCCCCTTTCCTAATGAACTAAAATCATAGTTAAATATTTCATTATCAGGCGATACAAAAAAACCATTTTTACCCTTTTCACATTCTTTTTCACAAACCGTACTGATATTTGGATTAAAACAACTCATTATTTATATATATATATAAATATAATATTTTTTTTGTTTATATTAGTAAAATGAAAGAAAAGAATTATCTAAAAACAAATGTTAGATATTTTAATAAATATCTTATAACTGATGAAAATATTTCTGAATTTTATTTAACAGAAATAACTGATTATAAAGAATGGAATAAAATGGATGAAAAAAAATTAAAAGAAATAAAAGGTAAAAAAATAACAGAAAAAATTAAAAAATTAATGGAATTACATAAATTATATTCTAATGTTAATTTCCATGTAGAAGTAGAAAAACAAAAAGAAAATGAAGATGAAACTCCATCTGTTAATGTTGTAAAAGTCGGTGGATGAGGTATGTCATTTAAACCCCAGCAAAAACAACAAAATGGTGGTAGTTCTTGAAATGGGGGGGATGATAACACTCAACCATTACAAAGTGGGGGTGGATGACAAAAAATATAAAGATAATATAATTATATTTTCAAATTATTTATCATATGACAGTTTCAATAATTAATTTCTTTATTGAAGCTTGAAACGGATAAAATAATAAAATTTGAAAATTATATAAGAAATAGATATTAAATAATAATATATAAAAATGCATCTTAAACTAAAACCAGTAAACGATGAACTTTCATCAATTTATCAAAACCATTCAACATATCATGAAGGCGACAGTGGACTCGATTTGTTTGTAACTCAAAGAATTACTGTACCAGCAAATTCATTATCATTTAAGATTGATTTGGGTATTTCTTGTGAAGCATTTGTAGATAAGACAAAACAGCAAAATATTTCATATTATTTGTATCCCCGTTCGTCTATGGGCGCAAAGACTCCACTAAGACTTTCTAATTCTGTTGGTATTATTGATGCTGGTTATCGTGGTAATATTATGGCGATTGTTGATAATCTATCATCTGAAGAATTTGTGATTGAAGAAAATACCCGACTTTTTCAATTGTGTTCTCCGATTCTTGGTCCGATTAGTTTTGAAGTAGTAAATAATCTTTCTGAAACATCGCGAGGATCGGGTGGTCTAGGAAGTACTGGGGCTTGATTCTTCATCTTCTTTTAAATCTTCTTTTTTTAATTCTTCTTCTTCTTGTTTTTCCATTATTGCTTTTTGATAAAAAGCGATTGTATTTTTTAAATCTCTCAACGTTACTCCAATTGGTATTAATTCATCCGGTTCCCAACTTATTCTTGAATTTGATGTTAATAGTAAATTATATATATTACATAAAAATTCAAAATTAAAAGGGACATTTACATCATAATTTATTTTTTCATCATCTTTTTTATCGTTTTTATCATTATCCTTTTTATTATTTTTTTGTCCTTCAATTGCTTTTTTTAAAGCTTCTTTTTTTTCTTTTTTTTCTTTTTTCTTTTTCCCTTTATCCATTTGTAAATATTATTATAAAAAATGAATAAATCAAACTTATTGTAAAATAAACAAAAATTTTTTAAAAAATAAAGTAATATGAATGAAGATTATTTAATAAAAGATAATCGCGATACAAATTTTTTTAAAACAAAAACATTTTCAGGATTTAAAAAAACAGATGTTATTAATACAGTTATTAAATCTATTGAAAGTAGAAAAATTGAACAGGCTTGTCACTGGACAACCGAATGTATTATTTCTGGTTATTCTGTAGCACTTTGGGAAAAATTAATGATATATTCTTCTAAGATTATAAATGTTAATAGTCCATCCTTACCTTCTTATTTTTTAAATAAAACAAAAATATTACAAAATCAAATTGATCGTTTAGATATGAAATCAAAAGATGGTATATTATTACTCAGAAATAGTCAAATGGTAAGGAATATGTTTTTTGATATTATAACGACATTAATAACATCTCCAAAAAGTAAAAAATATGATAAATATCCTAAAATAAATGAATTAGAAGATTTTAAATATGAAAATATTCAAAAGAGATTATTTGCGCAAATGAATATTTTGCCAAATCATATAATAAAATTTAATGATCCTGATGAATTAAGAATAATTATAAATGAAATTTTTGCCCTATGTAAAAATAAACAATTCGGTTATGAAAAATGCTGTTATTGGATTATGTGGTTAATAAAATGGGAGGCATTACATAAAAAAAAGAAAACAACATGGAATATTCACGAAAGAGATATAAAAGAAGTAGATAAAAAATATAGAGGAAATTTAATATGGGTTATATGGGAAACCATTTTTGAAGAAATGAGATTAAGGAAAAATCAAAATATTACAAAACAAATTAAATCACTTTTTTCTTTATATACTATTAATTATACAATTGGTAAGAGAAATACAAGATTACCATTAGTTTTTAATGCGATTGCTTATCTAACAAATGTTATAAAATTTTCTGTACCAATCAGACCCGATCATGTCTTATTAATACAAGTACAATCTAATGTAAATAAAATGTTCTTAGCTAAAAAAATACACGAAGAAAAAACAACAACTATGGATATTAGTAATGTTCCTAAAAATAAAAGTAAAACTAAAAGTAAAAAGAAAGAAATTGAAAAAGTAAATGTTGAAATAATTCAAGATAAAATTAATATCTTTAATGAATTAGATTCTTTGACATTTAAATAATTATAAATTTGAATAAACTATATTTAAAATATTAAAATGAATAAACTTTACGGGTGGTATTCCCTTAAAGCATATAAGAACGGTGAAAAGGAATATATATACATAGATACAAGTAACCAGGAAACTATTTGTACAGCTATATCTGAAGTGAAAGAGTGTCCTTATAAAGAAGGCGACCAATATAGTGAGGACGTAGTGTATACTGGAGAATTAACATATTATATCCGAACTGTGAATGAAAATGAGTAAAGGTAGTTGTCATATTTGTCTGGAGGATAAAATATATATAGTTGGCAATGATAGATCTAAATGTGAAAATGAAAGTTGTCATGGTTATATATGTAATATATGTTGGAATGATCTAATATCAAATGATTTTAAATCGTGCCCAATTTGTAGAATAGATATAAATGAAAATTATGTTGATAAAAGGACAAAAAATAAACTAAGTATCTATATAATCATATTACATATTCTAAGTTTAATTATTGGATTTACATTAGTTACTGTTATCTATCTAATTTCTGGTAACAGTGTAAATGATTATTCGAGAAGAATCAATATATTGTCTCGTTTGGAATTTATGGGATTTGTAATTATAGTAGATGTTGTAGGTATTATATTTATGTTCTTTATAATCAATTTGTATTTGAAATATTTCAGATGATTAATTAACCAGAACACGACTCACATGCCTTTTCAGGTTCAATTGTAAACTGTAATGCCTTTGAACTTGGCCTT